GCTTCTAATGAATCAAGTCTATTATCTATAGAAGATGTATCGCTAATAGATTCACTTATAAAACCTAATCCGGTAATCTGTGCTGAGCTACTTATAATATCGCTTGGTAATGATGTTATATATGATGAAGTCGCAGCATTTAAACTATCTATAGAACTAGTTACTGATATATTTGCTAATTCTATCCAGTTACCACCATGAGCATAATATGCCTTTCCGGTTCCATGAACATGAGCAAACATTCCATGGTAACTACTTGCTGCTGGTAAATCACCTATGTTACTATATACGTTAGAATATTGTATTTTAACACCGGATAAATCTACAATATTATTAGATTGAGATACTACACCTGATGGTAATGCGGTTAAATAAGATGATGTAGCTGCTTCAATAGAATCTAATCTGGTATTTGCTGAGCCTGTAAAAGTATTTAAAGGTCCTAAGTTAGCATGTGCTCCAGTAGCATATGAAGAAGTAGCTGCTTCTAAAGAATCAAGTCTATTATCTAAAGATGATGTATCTATTGTAGCTGAACTTTCTGATATAAATCCTAATGCTGTTATTTGAGTTGAGCTACTTACTATATCAGACGGTAATGCAGTTAAATATGATGAAGTTGCATTATTTAATGCTGTAATGCTTGTTTGTGCTGAACCAGTGAAGGTATTTAAAGCTGATATATCAGTAGCACCTGAGCTTTCAGATACAAAACCAAGAGCTGTAATTTGAGCTGAGCCAGAAATTATACCAGCTGGTTTGTTAGTTATAGTAGTCCAGTCTACTGATCCGCTACCTGCACTAATTCCTGCGATAGTATTATTTAGTGCGGTAAATTTATCGGTTAATGATTCTCCATTTAAGTTTATAACACCCGTAACTGATAAAGACTGGGATACCTGGAGACTACCGGTTAAATATACCGGGTCACCTAGTGACGATGCTATCTGTTTCCATTTAATTAGTGGCATTAGCTAGTAAATTTTCCTATTATCGTATACTCATCTGTATTTCCTAAACTAAAACCTAAGGTATTATTAAATGTCACGAGGACACTTGACCCATTTTGTACTATTGAATCGATAGCATCTACTTCAACTAACGATCCATTAATAAATATCTGGAAATCTGTCTTTCCAAGTGCAGGAAAACCTGTAGGTGGTGTAGCAATTGTAGTTGCTGCCCACAATAAAGTATTTGCTGATGCATCTACTTGTATAGTTTTAGTTGCGCTTGTGAAAGCTTTTTGTGATGATAGATACGCTTTTTGATCTGGTGTCATATTTTCATCTATTGTTATTGCGTTAATTCTATTAGTTTGCACTCCGTCTGTAAAACGAGTTGCTCCTGCTGATATTCTACCTGCTGTATATCTTGCCATAGTTAATCAAATTTTTTATCTGTTTCAGTTCCAAATATAATTGATGCTTTAGAATAAAATTTATCTAAACCATTAATCTGTGCATTTACAGCATCAGGTATAATATGTCCTAACATACTAATAGAAAAACTTGTTTTAGTCATTCTATCTTGCCCTTGTTGTAATTCAGTTGCTACTCCATAAGAGTCTATCATAGCTCTAAATTGGAATCTATTTGGGTCTCCCCAGTAAGAATCTGAAGCATAATTCATCTGTTCAACAATTTTATTGTTTTGTTCAACATAATCTGTGAAAATTACACATTCATATGTTAAGTTTACAAAGTCAGGCATAACTACTCCGTAGTATTCATCTACTTCGAATCTGTTATTAAGAACTGTAAATCTATCATAAATATTCTTCTTTGAATATTTCTTTTTAAATATACCAAAGTTGTTAGGCATATTAGCATCTAACTTATTACTTAGATTTCTATTCTTTTCTACACTAGTTCTCTTAAACATAATTAACGGTACTTGTATTTTACCGTTTTTATCTCTATAATATCCGTCTGCTTGTACAGCTTTCCACCTTTCTGGTGAGCCATATATAACGGGAACCTGCATAGTTTTACCATTTTGAGTAACTCTTGGTCGAATTACTTCATTAAAGTAATAATACACAGCTTCATCAATATCTTTTAAGCCAACAGAAAACTTTTTGAAGTCATCTCCTTGAACTGACCTCTGATTTTCTCTTCTTTTATTAGAAGCTATAGACTTATCACTAACTTTCTTATCGTATCCAGTAGATTCTTCTGAAAGTTCTCTTTGTGATGCCGGTATTGGTTTTCTTTCGCTCATTTTTTATTATCTTATTTGATTTATGCCCACTTTATCTGCTCTTGTTATATGACAATCAGCAATAATTGAATAAGATGCGCCAAATCCGCTACCATAATTAGTTAAATTGTAAGAATTATCTCTACCTAGTACTAATTGGTTCTCTCTTAATGTATCTATTTCATAATAATCTTCCTGCCAGTTAATTATATCACCAACTTCAGGAACTAGAAGCTTATCTGTTAAATCTTCTCTTAAAAATGCAAAAGATGCTTCTCTTCCTAGGTCAGGACCGAATTCATCTACATTATATACTTGATCTCCTCTAGTAATTAAACAATTTAACTTACATGGAGTATAAAATCCTTTATCTAACGACTCTCCGTATAAGTTTATAGAAGAATCTGCTAAAGAAAACTTATAATAGAGTATTTCTTGCTCAACTATATCAGAAATAAGCTCTCTTGATAAACTTTTAAATAAATTTATGTCTCTTGCGCTTCCAAATAACATATCTTACTTCTTTTCTATAGTTTTAACTCCTATTTCAAACCTTTTTATTGCTGGTATTTTAGTTAAAGCTGTTTTTTTAACTTGTTCGAATGCTTCCATAGGAGGTTTCAAACTTATTATCTTTATTTTAAATACCGCAGTATGATTTTGCTTGTTAGATCCTGATTGAGTAGTTACAGTTACACCCGGTAGTGCTCTCAATGCATCGGCTATTTTATTTAAACTAACCTTTTCATCGTAAGTACACCTTATCATACCTTGATAAGTATGAAATTCAAGTTCACTTATCAGTTCTGTTAACTTCATTATCCAATATAGATCTTATAAGGTACATCACTTAGAATTTTATTCATAGACTCTCCTTCTGCTGCTTGCTTTTCTAATTGAGCTCTACGAGTTGTTTCTACGAGTTGACCTCTTAATGCTTCTATCAATGTTGCTTTTTCTGTTCGAGCATCAGCTAATAAATCAGCAGCATTTAAAGTCGCTTCTGATCCAGGAACTGGTACTGTTGAATATTTTCCTCTAACATATCCTAGTAATTCTCTTGCTAATGCTAAAGTATAAGAAAAAATCCACTGTCTTGCTACCGAATTTAATTCAGTGTATACAGGGTTATTATAAGGAACGTTACTTACGTTAGTAATAATATTACTTCCTGATGCATCAGTTACACTAAGCTTATCGTCTATATTATAATATTCAAATTTAACAGTAGTTCTTTCTTTTGGTACTGGGAATATCTTTAGTTGGTTATTAACTAACTCAAAACTATAAGCTGATCTTCTTATTTGATCGTTAAATTCTATGGCTTGTACTTTTAGTAAATCAAATGAAGCAGGCATCATTAAGAAGTTAATACCAGGACTATAAGAACCGAAATCAAAAGCATCCATTAAAGATTGAATACCTGTTCCTGTTCCAGCATAAGGATCAAAGTATCTTAAAATAGCAGGTGGTGCTTCATAAAAGACTCTTCTTATTTCTATTCCACCAGTAATTCCTTGATCAGTTGCCCATTGATTAAGATCATAATCTTGTACACTAGCTGTTACATCTAGTAGTGCACTTCTTTTAGTTACTTTTCCTCCTACCTCTGCTTCTGTACCGTAGTCTTGACTTAGTTCTATTACTCTTTGTAAGCTTCCTGCTACTACTGAATTATTTAATGAGTTAGCATTAGAAGATCCTTCTACATTAATAAAGTTTTCTCTAATTTTAAAATTGTATACTTCATTACCATAAACAGTAGTTGCTTCTTCAAAACAAGCATATAAAGAACCAGACGATAACTCTACATCCATTACTGGATATCCTAGTCTCGTTGCACAGAATTTAGCTACCTTATCAGCATCGGATGCAAACTGGGTATCGGCATCATAAAAACCGAAAGGAGTTTGTCCGGCACTAAAGGTAGAGGAACCGTTCCATACATTTATATTTGCCATAGGTTATAGTTTTATTATAAATAGTAGAGAAGTTTTTATCCAGAACTTTTAATCTCTAAAGGTCTGATATACTTTCAATACAGGACCAACTATCGGGTGTCGATGGTTTTGAATTAAAGTCTGAATCTTTACTCCAGGTACATTTTCTTCTAATCTAGATAAAAATGAAAATCCAGTTTCTCTTTTATCTTTTAAATCTATTTGAGCCATATCACCACATATAGCTAATTTAGATCCTTTACCTAATCTACCTATAATGGTTTCCATTTGAGTATGAGTTACATTCTGAGCTTCATCAACTATAACAAAACTATCTACAAAAGTTCTACCTCTCATAAAAGCAAAAGGAACTATTTCTATATTACCTTTTTCTACTTCCTTATCTACTTTGTCTTTATTATATAACATGTATAAGTTATGATAGATAGGGGCTAACCAAGGATCCATCTTCTCTCTAATATCTCCTGGTAGGAAACCTATATCTTCTTTAGATACGGTAGGTCTCGTAATTATAATCTTTTCAACCTGACCGGTAAATAAAAGATCTAATCCACATTGAGTAGCTACTAATGTTTTTCCACTACCAGCCATTCCTTTTAAAACTGTGATAGGATTTTCTAATATTAAGGATTTTGCAAACTTTTGTTCATCATTTAATTGTACTTGAAACTTAATTGGTCTTTTAGGCCTTCTTTTTCTTGTAAAGACCTCATCGGTGTGATGATTACTTGCCATGTAGAAGTATTTTGAAGTTATACTAATAAATAGTATATAAAAAAAGAGGCCCGAAGGCCTCTCTGACTTATTTTATCCTCTTTTCTTAAGGATGTGATACAGAACAAAAGCGCCTACTAATCCAAGTAGACCCTCCGCACTTAGGGCGCCAAGTATTCCCATAATGTTCTCGACAATCGAGACGTTTGGCCAGAATGGTATTTCCATTCCTTTGAATAGAATTTCAACTACGATGCCAAAAGCAATCAAGCCGATTCCTACTTCTGTTAATTTGTTGACCCAAGTGCCAACTTTGTTTAATAAATCCATAATGATTGGGTTTTAGTTAGACAAAGTATAACTGTCTGACTTTAAAAAAGAAGGAATTCCATGTTAATAAATAGGAAAAAAAAAGGGGACCCTAATGGATCCCCAATTTCTATATTCTAATCAGAATCTAATTACACAGTAGCTAAACCGTCAACGAAGATTCTTCCGTAGAATTCAGGTCTGATCATTTTCTTCGCATATCTAGTCATCAATCCTTTTCTTGGTGTGAAAGTTTGAGGATCATAGATTAGCGGAGTCATCATCAATGGTACATAAGGAGAATATACAGCACCAGTTTCTAAGAACTGTCCGCCTCTAAATCCTAATAAGATTGAATTTTCAGTCATATAAGGATTCTTGTATACTTTGAATCTTGAATTTAAAGATCCAACTTTTTGTACTCCCATTGCAAAGTCCATTTGATCACCGTCAGTTGCAGCAGCATATCCTGGAATAGATTCTAAGATAGTAGCTACAGATGGAGAACATACTAAGAAGTTAGCTCCACCTCTTAAGGTTTTCTGATGGATTTTGTTAGATACTTTTTGTATTTTAGTACCTAAAGTTTGGAACCACTGTCCTTGTGTGTTGTAGAAACCTGCAGAGTTAACGTTCCATGCACTTCCGTTCCACTCTTTGTTGTTAACAGCTGACCATCTTTCAGTAGTTACAGCGCCTTTGATTAACATATCTAAGATCTCTAAATCAATCTCCATAGAGATATATTCAGATAATAAAGATGTTAATTCAGCTTCTGCATCTACGCTATGGTAAGCGTTAAGATCTTGAGCGAATTCAGGAGTCCATTGTGCTTTTAACTTTCTAGTCTTAGCAACAACTGCTTCAGACTTAAGTTCTACATTCACTTCTGGGATTTCGATAGATCCAGATGGCTGGTCTTCGAAGTCTCCTCTTGCGTTATCAGCTGGCTGTAAAGAATACTTTACAACTGCACCGTCAACGTCGTTAGTAATACTAGCTGCAGTAGCGATGAATCTAATGTTTCCTCCGCTTAATGCAGTGTACTCAGGATAGTCTGTTAAATCAGCAGATCCTGAAGATAATCTAAATCCTCTGATTGCTTCTACGTCAAATGTAGATGCTAAAGAAGAAGTAGGTACGTCGATAATTACTAGGTCAGCTAAAGTAAGTGAGCTATCATATCCTACGTCAGCAAGTCCAGGAGCAGATCCTGTAGCTTGTGATGTAATAGAAGCAGATGCTTCGTTGATAGAATATCCGAATCTACCTGCACCGTATAAACCGCCAGATACTTCTTCATCTACACTCATTTTATCATTTCCAGTAGATACGTTACCGTACATATTAGAATTGTTTGCAAATCCAGGCTGTGCTGAACCATATTTGAAATCTAGATAAAATACTAGACCAGAAGGTAAGTTCATTGGTTGTACAGATACGAAATCTTGTGCAACGATTTGAGCAAATACCTTTCTAACTAATGGTAAAGCTACACCAGCCCATTGCTCACCGTCACCAGCAGAAAAAGTTCCACCAGTACCAGTGCTTGACTGTTCTGCTACGATTTGTTTAGCTTGGTTTTCTAAGATCATTGCCATGTTAGATGACTTTCTCTCGTCTAAACCTTCCAATAAACCTGAAGCAGACCATTTTTCAGCGAGTCTACTAGCATCAGCTTGTAAGCTTTTGTAGCTATTAGCGCTTTCTAAAAGGTTGTTAATTTCCATGATTGAAATAATTTACTTTGATTAATTTAAATTTATTTAATTATACCGGCTAACTTTTGCATTCTAAGAACTGTTTCGTTAACTTCTGAAATTACTTCTGGCTTACTTGCAGTAGTACCAGTAGCTTTAGAAGCTTGTCCTAAGTTCTTATGTTCTTTAATGTTTGCTTTTTTCGCAACTACATTATCAGCAACAGTTTCGTATACTAATTTTACCTCTTTCACAGTTTCTGCTTTATCAAAAGCAGCAATAACGTTTACTTTCTGTGATTCAGATAAATCATTTGATTTGAAGACTTTATTTACATAAAGTAGTTTAGCGTTCAGTAGGTTTACTTCTGATAGTTCAGTTCTTAAAGTTTCGATTGTGTCTAAAGCTTCATTTAACTCAACTTCTTCTCTCTGACCCATGTTGTGTCTGATTGCTCCACCTGCAGCGCCGCCAGCTTTTTCAAGTCCAAAAGCTAATTTCTTAACTTTTTCGCCATACTTACCGTCTTTAGCGTTTTGCATTAATGTAGCAAGACCAGCAGATCCGCCGATTACTCCGACAGCTCCAGCTAAGCCTGTTAACATCTCAACAGCTTCAGGAGAGATTTCATTGATAGTTTCGTCTTCAGCCACTGGATTCTCATCTTCAGTAACGTCAGTATCTTCTGCAACTTCTTCTTCCACGCTTTCTTCTTTTTTGTGTTTGCCTTCTGCGGTAGTGTTCTCTAGTTCTTCAAGTAATTCTTCTAAGTTGATTTCCTCCTCTTCAGCAGGTGCTTCATCTTCTAAGCCTTCCTCTTCACCATGTTCACCACCCATTTCTTGAGCAATTAAGTCTCTGATGAGTCCTTTTAAGTCATCGACATCCATGTCTTTAACTTCCATTTCCTCATCTTCTTCGGCGTCGTCTTCAGATTCTTCTGAATCATCCTCTGCCTCAGCAGTTACTTCAGCTTCTTCTACAGTTTCTTCTTCTATAGCTTCGTCTTCGTTCACTTCTTCAGATACTTCTTCGTCCTTTTTTTCTTTGGCAGGAGCTTCATTAACGTCTTCAGTAGCTTCTTCAATAGACTCTTCTTCAATAGTGTCGTCTTCAGCAACTACTTCTTCTTCGTTAACTTTTTCTTCTTCCATTTTCTTTTCATCTTTCTTATGCTTGCCTTCGTCCTTCTTTTCTTTTTTAGGTGCTTCGTTTACTGAATCATCAGCAATCTCTTCACTTTCCATTTCTTGAAGTTTTGCAGCTAACATATCTTTAAGATGGGGCGTCAAAGTTTCTTCTAAAGCGTCCTTCGCATTAGCGATAGCAGCTTCTCTGATAGATTTAGCTTCAGCAATAGCTTGCTTGAATAAATCTTTATTTGCCATTTCAAAAAAATTGTTGTGGGTACGATTATTAAAGAATCGTAATAGGAATTAATATTGTATAGATACAGTATAAACTAACTGTATATTCCTATATAAATATATACGATTTACAAAAACCGTTATACTCTTAAGATATCGTTTATTATGTTATCTAATCTCATTAGTTTAGTGATAGTTTTTTTATTTTCGTTTAATGAGATAGGGTTCATAAATGCTCCGTGAGTTGATGGATTAGATACAAAGTCCCAGCATACTAATTCAAAGTCAGGTTGTACTTCTAAAGTATTTTCATTTGTAGGCTGTACTGAGCCAGTACCTCTAGAAGATATACCGATAGTATGTCCTGCTCTAATAATTTCTTTAACGATGTTTCCGGCAGGTGTATTCAGTAATTCCACTCTACCACAAAGATCATTTCCTTTCCACCATAAGTCTTTTACTATATGTGAAGCGTTTTTTAAGGACACTACAGCAGATTCTGGATGGTCAAGTTCACCGAATGCATTACCATTATTAACGAAATCTTCCATATACTTTTCAACTTCTCTTTCTAAGATAGCTTTCTCGTATACTCTACCGTTTTGGTTTTTTGCACCAGCTCTCTGCATAACTCCTTCTACTTCAAACACTCCAGGTCTATCCTTAGACTCTTTTATAATAGGTCTAAATGGAGTTATGTCTACTAATACTTGTGCCATATTAAATTATTTTAGTTACTATTACAGCTTGATTCATGTATTTTGTAACCTTCTTTCTTAAGCTCAGCAATAATCTCTTTCATTTTACCTTCAGTACAGTGACCTGCGTTGATTATATCTTTACCTTCTTTAGTAAACTTAATACCTTCATTTGCATATCTTTCTTTAAGTTTCTCCATTATTTCATTACAATGTCCTTCAGAAACTTTTATATACTGCTTACCTTCCATTGCTTCATTAGTAACAACTTCTTTACTCTCGCCGTACTTAGATTTTTCTTTAGATAGTTTATCTTTCATTTTTTCTAAAAGCTTAACTTCTTTTCTTAAAGCTTTTACTTCATTCTTATCTACAATCCTTGCAATGTCTTCGTTTTCTTCTAACGTAGCTAAACTTTCATTAGTAGAAGTAATTAATTCATCAATAGCAATTAATTTAGCTTCTATTGCAGCTTGTCTTCCTGCTGCTTCTACTTGAGCCATTTTAGAAACATTTTTTCCTTCTTTAATAATCATTCCTGAGAAAGAAAAATTAGCTTCCATAATTCCTTGATCCATAGGTGCTAAGCCTTTTACTATTTTTTTATATAAGTATAAAGCAACATCTTGATGATCAAAAGGATCTCCTCCGTCTATTTGATCCTTATATATTTCTTTAGCTTTATTAACTAAATCATCTAACATTTGTAAATTAGTTAAACCATCTATTCTATCCATTATTTCTTTATTTTCTTTTTTTAATTTTTTTCCTTCTGAAAAAGGGTTAACTGGTTCATCAGAATCCATATAATTTTGAATCATTTTTAGATTCAATTTATAATACTCTGCTATCGCAGCAATTACTTCTGCAGCTTCTTCTTTTTCTTCAAATCCTGATTCAGCAGCTCTATCGTCAATAATCTGTGTGATCATATCCATATCACCTCTTCCTTCATTTAGTATTTCACTAATGATCTCAGTAATTTTATTCTTAGCTGTTTCTTGAATATTTTCTGCAGCAGTATCCATATAATCAACTTTACCTGTTGCTTTATCGGTCTTTTTAACTTGATTGTAATTTCCTTTTTCAAATCTGAAGAATGAAATGATAACTCCTTTACCGTTAGGAGCTGCTGTTGTGGTCATTATATCACCATCATTTTTATTGATAGCCTGTTTCTTATACCACCCAGAATCTTTTTCAGGACCGTATGCAGTTTTATCTAAATTAAAATGTAAAGCTAATTTCTCTAACTTATCTAATTGATCTTGAGTTTCATTACTTTCTCCTCTTGGTAATATAACTAAGAGTCTTCCTCCTTCTACATCAGAAAGTACATATGCATTATTAGTACTAGCAAAAAATTGTTTTGCTTTAGGAATAGTATCCAAGTCCATTAATACATTTCTTAATTGAGCTGAGCTTATTCTTTTAGATTCTACTCTATGTCCTGTATCTTTTAATCTTTTGATAACAGATTCGCCAAACTCTTCTAGGTCTTTATTTAATGCTTCATTTAAATCGTCTGGATGAGGCATTGATTCTGGAGCATTAGCTCCTAAGTAGTTTTCATACTCTTCACCAATCTCTTCTAAATCAATATGACCACCAACTGTGATATCGTCAAAGTGAGTCATAATAAAGTCTTTACAGTCACCAAAAGTAGCTCCAAACTTCTCTTTAAGGTAGTCACAGATCTGTTGTAGATCTTCTTTAATCATACCTTTAGACTTCTTTGCATCTTTTTCGATTTCTCTTTTTTCTTTATCGGCAATAGATTTAGGAAGTTCTTTCTTATCTTCATAAATGAAATCATCTTCATCCATTTCGTTACCATCGAAATCTACATGATAGTAATATCCTTCACTTCTCTCTCTTCCTAAAATTTCATATCCGTTTTTTCCTTTAATTACATTGGTTATCGTACCAAAAGGATTGTCAGGGTCTATGTCTCCCTTTTCAAGTTTTGCAGGATCGCCTATACCCTCTTTTAAGGTAGCTTTTTTCATACCGTTAATACTATCAACAGCTTCTTCTCCTCTTTTAACTTCAACGTGTTTATCGTTTTTATTTACCTTCTTAGAATCGCCTGATAATAAATGTAAGTAGAAGTTAGGATCTTTTTCAAGGTTCTTTAACGCCTTATCTTTCGCCTTTTTATGATCCTCTTTAGAATGATTTTCAGCAGAATCTATACCTGCTTTTTCTAATTCATAATCAATACCTCTTTCGATAGCTTCTATAGGAAACTTATCAGCTGGGTCTATATATTCTGGTTGGTATTTCTCTACAGCTTTTTCTTTCTTTTCAGCTATAATACCTTTAGATTTTAGAATTGTACCAATAGTCTCAAAATCATTGAATTTAGAAACTAAGTTAGGCAGTTCTCTAATTACATCAGATTTAAACTGTGCTTTAGAAAACTTACCTTCTAATACGGCGTTATATTTTTCAGTTATTGTTCTCATTGTAAGTAATCAAATAATTTTGTACTATGTGGTCTTTTTTTTGTTTTTACAGTTTTGTAACCAAGTTTCTCACCGTATTTAGTAGCATTGTTTTTCTTACCTTTTTTTCCGAATGCATATGGCGTAGCATATTGCGCTCCAGTACCAGGTGTAAAACTAGCTCCTGTTCCAGTAGAACTCTGTTCACGAAGCTCTTGCATTACTTCTTTAACTAGCTCTTTTAACTGACCTAAAGTCATAATGCTTTAAGTTCGTTAATCAATTCGTAGTATTGCATAAGATTAACTAAATGATTTTCATTAACTTTTTCTTTCTTACTTACTTCAGAAATATTATTAATTATTTCATTTAATTTAATCTTAGTAACTTCGTTGTTAACTTTATCGGCTAAAGCCTCAATCCTTTCCTTTATTACAACAATCTCTTTGTTAATTAAATCTCTCAATCTATTAGTTGAAGAAACTGATGTAATAAATTCTTTTAAAATATTTTTTTGCTCAGGTAAAAGATCCTTATACTTATCGTTAAATTTTTCTAATAATAACTTATAAGCAAGTAATCTTAAATCCTTATCATACTTAGAATATTCCTCTATTAAAGTATCTTTTACTTCTCTAGCATCTTGATTATCAGATGTAAGATGTTCTAAAATAGTTACTTTATTATTTACTATAAAATTAGGATCAATTAACTGATCGTTATTTTGAGCTTCCATTAAACAATATAAAGCTGCTAATGGTTTATAATCTCTTACTTTTATAGCAAAGAAATCTTCTATATTATAATTATCTTTTATCTCTGCTATCAATTCATATCTTTGTTTTCTTAAACTTTCTTGGTTTAATTTTCTAGATATCTCAATTATAGTAGAGACAATTGCTTCCGCTTTATTTTGCGAAATTTTATTATTTTTTGTTACAAATTCGTATAGTCTGTACTCTTTTGCTAATGATGTATTGCCTGAGTAGAACTTACGAATTATGTCAACAGCTGGAGAGTCTTTCTTGTTCAGGGTATCCGCTGCTACTTGCTTTACAAGCAGTTCAAATATCAATCCACTGTTTTTATACTTCGAGTGCTTAATCTTCATAGTATACGTTTACTATTATAAATATGCGTTAGTTATCTAAATCTTTAATTTGTTCTTCATCTAACAACTTATCCTTATCATTTTCTTTCTTTTCAAAGATCATTTTCTTAGGATTTTCAAATATATCTCTGTTTTTAGCGTAAACAGATTGTGCTGTTAGTGTAGAACTTTCATTAGATTCCTGTACATTCTCATTATCAGAAGGGAAGCCACCTTTCATACCTTGCACTCCAAGTCTATCTCTTCCACCTACGGGATCGTCATTTGTTCCTATAACTGATTGATGTATTCTTGGTCTACCTTCTGGATTAGGTTCTTCACCATATCCTAGTGGTACTTTAGCGTCACCTTGTCTTCTACCATATAACGATGCTAAGTCGTGAGGTGTACCATAAGATACTCCACTTTCTGCTGGATCGTTACCTTCATTTTCTAGCTGAGTTTGTCTAAATTGTCTTTTAGCATCTTCTCTAACTAGGGCTCTCATTTCATTATACTGATCTTCAGATAAGTCAAATATTTTATCATAAATATAATCTGTAGAGAACATCTTAACTTCAAGCATTTGTCTTGCAAGATCAACTTTTTCTTTTAGTAAAGCTACTTTTTCTTGATCGTATATAATAGAAGAAGTAGTTAATTTTAATTCAAAGTTAGTTAAACTTTCTCCAGTAAACCCTTGTGTATATAAATGAACTAAGGCTATTTTAGTTAATTCAGATTCAACTATTCTTTGAATCCTTTCTATAGTTCTTGCGAATCTAATATCTTCTGCTGCTAATGTAGCTTTACCTTGTAAGTCTCCTTCATAGCCAAAATATGCTTTTGGTACTTTTAATGCAGCAAACATCTTATCTCTTAAGTACTCGATATCTTGAATACCATCATAATTAAGACCAGGTGTAGTATCAATACGAGTAGAAGTATCTCCACCTCTTACAGGGATGTAGAAATCTTCCATCATATTTTGCATATTGAATCTTAAATTATATTCTCCTGTTTGTTGATCTACATAAGGAGTCTTTTTCATCTGATTAACAGTTTTTTGCATAAACTGCTCTACTTCGTTAGGAGGTATAGCTCCAACGTTTACATAAAAGACTCTCTTCTCAGGAGCTCTCATTATACGATGTATTAACATCGCATCTTCCATTAAGGTTAGTTGTTTAAATATTTTTCTAGCTGGTTCAACATATGAACGTCCGTAAGGTAAATAATTATGATCTGATATTAATCTAAAATGTGCTACTTCATAATTATCTAATGTAATAACTTTTTTATTATTTTTAGGTAAGTAGTTAGGGTCTTGTTGAGAAGCTAATCCATCAGGATCTATTTGGAACATTACCTTTTGAGGATTTTCAGGATCTACTCCTTCTTTCCTAACCATATTATAAACTGTGTATGGTAAAACATTATATACTCCAAACTTCTCTGCTATTTCTAATTTCAAGAAATAATCTCCGTACTTACACATTCCTCTAATCCATGACCATAAATTAAATTCAATATTTAATACGTCATAAAATAAATTGTATAATACTCTCTGTAAATTTTCGTCTGATGATTTAATTGATAAGACTTCACCTTGCTCACTTTTTAATGTTGCTTCATCAGCAATGATATCTAACGCAGAAGCTATTAATGGATCTGAATCCATTGCTTCATAATCTGAGTATAATTGAATCCTTAATGTTTGATAATTTAAATTAGGATTAAATATATTCTTATTATTGTATATGTAGAGTCTACTAAACCTATCTAATAGAGAATTAGTTTCGTATCTCCCTGTAGTCTGTATAGAACCTACATCGGCCACTTTGAGCTGATTTCCACCAATGTTTCTTATTACTACATCGGTTGAAAATAGTCGCTCTAATCTTTTAAATAATGATCTATCCGCCATTTAGGGTAATTTTATATATAAATAGTTACTTTATAATAACCAGGAGATATCTTCTTCTCCACGGTCTGTCTTTATAAGATAAGGATTTTTTTGCTGATTTCCAACTTTTTGTATAACTGTTTGATTTCTATTATTTAAGTTAGTAAAAGATGATAATTGAGCTCTAGATAAATCTATACCTTGTTGTCTAAGTTTAAGAGCTGTATCTCTTACATACAAACCAGTAGCAAAAGACATTACTAAATCATCATTATAGTTTGTCTGAGCTTGTGCTTTACCATTTCTCCAGATAAAAACTCTCATTTCTTCTAATAATCTTTTAGATTGTATAGTACATCCACGCTCTCTAATATACTCCATCATTTTAGCAATTACTAACGGTCTAGTTCTAACCGACATAGTAAAACCTGGTACTAGCTGATCTCTTTCATATTTTGACATATAAGATTCAACAGTATCTAAATGATTTTTAGGACTATAATATAGATTTCTATATTCTCTTTCTAATATTTGTTCAATAGTTGACCAACCTATATTAGCATTTTCTACTACTAACAACGCATCGTTATATTCAGCTCCTATTCCTACTAAAATATTTCCATAATCTTTAGGTGATAATTTACCTTTATACTCAGCTACCTGTGTAGCACCTTCTATATCAAATACGTGAAATGCAGAATAATCAGCAGAATCTCCACGAGCAACGTCTGCTACAACCATATACGATTTCATATAATCAGCTGGTTCCCATATCCATAAATTACCATCAACTCCTCTTTTTTCTAAAGGATCTTTTTGATATGTTTGTTCTAAAAATAATAAATCTTCAGGTTCAAAGACTGTATCACCAGATGATAAGAAATCACAATCACATTCCTGTCCAGCCATTCTAGGACCTAAGTCTGAGTCTTGTTGATCTCTCCATCCTTGATTTCTTTCAGGATGTACTGTCCAAGGAAGTTTTATAGGTAAGAAAGAATTTTCTCCTGTCTCTGCTTTTTGCCAAGTTTGATGAAACCAGTTACCAATACCATTAGGAGTAGATAAAGCAAAACATTGACCACCGGTTGCTAGTGTTTGTTGTGCTGCAGTAAACGTTTCTTCAATGTTATCGATAAAGGCTGCCTCATCGATAAGTAGTAATGATACTGCCTCTGACCTAGCAGCATCTGCATTGGATGATTTAGCTTGTACTTTTGAACCATTCTTTAATCTTAGAGATAATTTATTTTTTTCTACTGCTTGTAATCTTAACCACTTAGGTAACTGATCGTACATAAAGATTACTTTTGTTACTAAATTACGAGCTGTTGCTTGAGTAGTTGCTAATGCTAAAACGTTTTTATCTTTTTGAAATAACATTAACCATAAACTATAAGCAGAAGCTAAAGTAGAAATACCTAACTGTCTTGACTTAAGAGTTATAATATACTGATGTTCTTTATATAAATGTAATACTTTTTCTTGGAAAGGATATAAATGAAATAATATTCTACCTCGAGTAGGATGTTGTATGTAGCAATACTTCTTCATGAAGTATGCCGGATCTTTAGCGCACTTAAGATATTCTTGTGCGATTATTTTTTTTATGTCTTTACTCATAACTACTTGGCTTTATAGTCACACATTATATGTGACGGATAAGTACCACCTTGTTTGTTCCTAATGTTTATTTTAAAAACATATTTACTTGATTCAAATACTACATCTATTCTTTTTCCATCTCCACCTGTACCTCCATAATAAATCGTTATACCAGAAGTAGGAGTAGAAGCTTCTTTATTGTAAGCTTCATCTACTAAAAAGAAATCATATGATCCTTCTTTACCTTTTAACATATAATAACCATCTCCGATTCCAGAACTAACTAATCTAGTTAACTTACCTTGATCAAAATCGTTTACAGTTTCTTTAAATTCAGCGAAATTAGTTTCTCCGTATTCATTAAATACTCTACAGAATAATTTGTTATCTATTCCTAACATATCTAATAAAGCTACTCCACTTGAATTTTTGACTTCACCACTTTTCATTTCTTCTGGTGTAAATATTTTAGTTACACCTGCGTTAAAGAAAGTTAAAGTACCTCCAAATTTTAGAGATAAGTAAAATGTTTCTGAATCTTTTTTTATAGTAAGATCGGTTAATGTAGCTGCTATATTACTTCCTGAAAAATCTATAACAGGACCATCGCTTTTAAAAACTATCGGTCTTCTTTTATTTTCTTTACCTTCAGGTACTATTTCAAAATTATCAGGAGTTAGTTTAAACTCTTCTATAATTTCTTTTACTAAGTCTGGGTATTTGTATTCTTCGTTACCGTCTTTAAAGTTCTGTAAATCGTTTACTACATCTCCTTCAAAGCCTATACCTTTGTTAGCACTTGCACCGCCTGCTAAATAAATTGATATTTCTCTATCGTTATCATCCTTAAAGGTAAATAAGTTAAATTTACCACTTTCGTTTTTACCTGTTCTAGGAGGTGTAACTTCTACTTCTGTTTCGGGAAATGCTTTTTTAATTGAAGCAACAAAGTCATCAGCAGATACTTTAGACTTATTAGCTATTCTAAAGTCGTTTGACATATCCTCGTACTTACCAGGATCTGCGGATATAATTTTTTTCTTTGCGTCTTTTTCTTTTAAACCTTCTTTAAGATTAAAACCAAATAATGATTCAAATACCTTTAGATCTTCTTCGTTATCAAGATCAGGATATCCTTTTTTGGTTTTATATGACCATTCTAATATTGCTCTTTCTACAACATTCATAATTACTCAGCATCTGGTTCTTCACCTGGTTCATCGAATTCAATTTCATCATCTCCAGTATCAGCTGGAGCGTCATCTACACCTCCTGCATCATCACCGAAATCTCCTTCACCACCAGATCCAAAGTCATTAGCATCTCCTCCATCTACATCTGCAGGTTCAGCTGGTGCTTCAGGAGCAGCTAGTCTAAGTAATTCATTTAATTTATCTAATGCTTGTTGATAATCTGTAAGCATATTTAGGGCATATTTTTTACCCATAATTTCTGCTTCAAATCCTTTGCCTGTGTATTTCAAGAAGATATGTTGACCATTAGAAGTATTTACTTTAAAAGTAGAAGGTTTCGGTGCAACAAAATCTATAGAATCTATAAACTCATCATAATCTTCTGTGAATAATGAATTTATAGCTCTTTCTAAAGTAGGAAACTTATTTAAAAGTTCTTCAGTAGAATTAGTTTGTTCTTCTTCTCTTTCGTCTTCAGGCTGTGATTCACCTTCTTCTTCACGTAGAGGAATAAATAATTCTTCGTAAGTTTCCTTAATAAGTTTATTTAGATCTTTTCTTTTCATTTTTTTCTTTATCTTTTAAAGCTTTTTCCATTGGCTCTTTTTTGTCACCATCTTTGTCTACATCTGGATAGTCAGGTCTTTTTTCTTCATTCTTTTTTTCCTTTTCTGCTTTTGTAGCATAAATGGCTTTTCTTTGAGCGTCAGATTTATAATCTCCTTCTTCCATTGCTCTTTTACTGATATTAAGCTTATCTAAATCTTTTACATACTGATCAGTTTTAACAAGTATGGAACCTAAATTTTCACTCTCTTCTCTATCAAATCTATCTTCTGCTGATTTAGTAATCTTTAATAAAATTAATTGAGTTACTCTAGGATTAAAGTCTGGATCTTTATCTTTGAAGTTATTATTATAGTATTGAGTTTGGTGTAATCTATATTTTTCTCCTTCATGCTCAAATTCATGATATTGAACATGTACAAACATTGGTGCATATCTACTTCCCATTCTCTGTTTTATACCACTCTTATCATGAGCTTGTAATGCTTTTACTGCATCATCTTCACTAGCAACTCCCATTGGTACTATATCTGAAAATAATTGTTTAGCAAACATATCAGGTGTGTTTTTAGATACATCATCTATTAGTTCAGCTCCTGTAAAACTATTATCAGTATATTCGTTTAGTTCTTGATTTTTACCTATATTACCAGCTGCTTTTACTAATGCTTTTTCTACTTGATCTTTTTTCTTATTTAAGAATCTTAATATATCTATAACGCTATTTTCTTCTCCAGTAGCGCTCTTAAAAATATGATCAGGTCCTTTTTCTTTATGCATCTTACCAAAGTGCTTCATTTTATCTTTTATAGTAGCAAGCATATCTTGTAACTTAGTTGCTGAGCCTTCGATTGAATCTGGTATTTCGGTATCTGCTATTTCTTCATCTACAGGAGTTTGTCTTGACATATCATCAAATACTCTTATTGATTGAGATAGTCCAGAAATAAATTCTCCTAATCTACTTCCATCTATTTGTATATAATCGAACCCAAAGCCTTTTAATTTACGAGTTGTTATTTGCATTGCTACTCCATTAGGTCCTGCAAATCTTTTAAACTGGAATCCGTTTTTATCATAGAGTTCTGTGCCTTCATTTACTTCTTCTCTAACCGACATTGCAGCCATTTGTTGTTTGAACTTCGCAAATAAATCTCTTGCTTGATCGCCAGACACTTTAGCATCTTGAGCTGCTTTTTCTAAAGCATCTAATGCGTTTGAAAGTTTACCTCCTTTTTTGAACATATCTTCTGATACTTTTTCAAATCCAGATCCGTAAGGAGCTGCTTTACCGTCATGGTCTTCTTTTGCATTTTCATCCATTTCAGCGCTATGATCAGATAATGTAATTCCATGTGCTTCTAAGTCCATTACTGCATCATACATAAATGAATTAGCTTCTCCAGATATAATATCATCTGATTTAAACATAAAATAGATAATAACATTACCTGCTCCGTCATTATCAACGTAATCCATTTTAACGTTATTACCATCAATATTCTGTGCTATGATTGCTTCTGCTTTTTTAAATTCACTTCTTGGTACTTTGATGTAGTGGTGATCATCTCCTTCTCCTTCTGACATAAATCCACCTTTCGTAGCAGCATAAGAATTTACTTTCATTGAATTCTTAACTATCTCTGCAAATCTTGGATCCTCTCCTTCTATCTTTTCATACCCTTCTTCGCCGTAATTATCATTACCTTTATCATCAGTAGTCTCTAAATGGGCTCTTCCTTTACTATATGAATAACGTATTTGATAAACTTTACCTTCATACTCGATAACATCACCTATAGATAAGTTTTCTCCTTTAGCATCTGTTGCTGGTGGATCGTTATCGTCGGCATATTCTACTTCTTCAGCACTAACTTGTTTAGCCATCATTTTAGCAATCTTTTCTCTCTTATAAGCATCGCTATCAGGATCAGGTAAGTCATCTCTTTCACCTTTGCTAAACTGTTGTAGTAATTTAATCTTTTCTATTTCAGAAGCTGATAATCCTTCGTGAAGTTCATTCATAGACTTCCAATGAGTTTTTAGAGCTGATTTGCATACATCTACTTGAAGGATAGGTTCACCAGAAGGTTTAACTCCTACTTCACATATTTCTTTATCAAATGTAAAATCAATTAAATGTAATTTATCTCCTTTACAGTAGAAAACAAACTCATCATCATCACCATCTTTATATTCGACATATATAGTAAAGTCACAAGGCTCAACATTTTTAATTACAGCTCTTGATACTTCATCTCCTAAATCTTTTAAACCACCAATAACTGCTTTAGCAACGTCTTTTGCTAATAATTTAGTTTGATTAAGATCAAACATTTGTTCTTCTCCTTCATCTAATTGATCTACTAGTTTTACGTCAGCACCTTTATCAGCTAAGTCTTTTGCCTTATCTGGGTTATCAGTAGTTACGGTACCTTCTTGTTCTTTAAGTATCTTAAGTTTTTCTTCTAATGATTCTTTAAGAGTTTGTAGTTGCTCTTGCTTTGTAGCAACAGCTTCTGGTGTGTATTGAGCATGATTACCTGACTGTAAAGCACTAAGTGCATACTCTACTTTAGCAAGTTTATCTTGTACTTCTTGGTATGTCATAATTCTGTCTTTATATAGCTATATAATATAAATAGATAATTATCCCAAATACATAAACAC